ATCCAGACGATAGGCGGATTGCGAAAAGAATATCAAACGGAGAAATGGCGCGTCTTTACGATTGGTGGAATATCCAACAAGTCAAAAACGTCGATACCGACAAATCAGAACATCCTTGTCAGATTCCAGTTGATGTTATGCGACGAATCATCAAGATTACGAACCGCGATATTATCTGTGACCCCTTCCTCGGTAGCGGCACAACGGCGGTCGCGGCGAAACAGTTGGGGCGGCAGTTTATCGGGATTGAGATTTCGGAGGCTTATTGTAAAATTGCCGTAGACCGTCTGCGGCAGGAGGAGTTGTTTTGACCGAACGAATGCGGATATATCTTGCGGGCGCGTACTCCGGCACTGAGTTGGGAGTCGCGGACAATATTGGGATCGGCCTCCGTGAAGCGGCGGCCCTGACAATGGCGGGCTTTGCCGTCTACTGCCCTTGGCTGGATTTCTTTATTGCAATTCAAGCGGGCGGGACTATATTGGTCGAGGACTTTCAGGAATCGAGCATGTCCTTTTTGGTGCAGTGCGATGCGGTGCTGGTAGTTGAGAATCCGAGAAACGAGAACTCGAAAGGGCTTAAGCGTGAAATAGGGGTGGCGTTTCATAAATGCATCCCGATATTTCACGGCCGGGTGGAACTGATTGAATGGGCGAAGGTTAATGGAAGGTGAGGCAGTCATGAACGAGCAAGCGAAGGCGGCGGCGGAAGAAATCGCGAAATGGCTATGTGGTCTTGGTGAGACATCCCCCTCATTCCATATCGACCATACGTTTGGGATGGATGATGAGCCCAATGCGGACGATATTGAGACTATGACGGCCATCATCGAGAAGCATTTCGGCGCGGGAGTCAAGTCTGACGGAAGCCCTGAGAATACCGTCTTACGGACAGAATTTGAGAAACAAATAATGAGAATTGGACAACTCCTGGGATTGCTCAGGGAATGTGCGGGCTATGTTGTGGTATATGATAGCCCGGTTGAGGCGAATAGGGAATTACGAGATGGCCTATTTGCCCGCGTCGATGCAGAAATTCACAAGGGAACCCCCATCCTGTAGTATCGCAAATCCCCTTCCCATCATAGTCGCATCTTTTCCCCAAGTCAAAAGATGTCATGGACATCTCAATAAATAATGACTAAAGAAAGTCTCGGGCGCGTTGTCTTGAAACGCGGACGCTACATTTTTGAGGTTTTGGGTCAGTGAAGCGACAGAAAAAAAAGAAACCCGGCAAGACCGGCAAGAGCAAGCCGAAACGAAGTGGTTATCGCTACATCGGGTTCGAGGAAGCTAACCGAATGTTCGCCTTTTTTTGTGAAGTCCGGGGATCGGGCGGTATGACGGCCATTGCCAAGCAATTCCACCGAGCGCGTTCGAGCGTTATCCGGGCCTGCAAAAAATATCATTGGCAAGAGCGTCGGGAAGACGTTGAGCGGAAAACCGTGGCCGGGCTGGATGATAAAATCGCCGCAGTCCACGTCAGCAATATCGAAGTCGTCAAGGAAATCAAAGACATCGTCATCAAGCGGTTACGTGAGAAGGCAAAAGCAAAGGGCGGAATGGACGTGAGTGTCCGCGATGCTTTGGCTACTATCAACGCCGAAGAAGAACTGCTCGACAAGATGCCCGACACCGGCAAAGATATCGAAGTGATCCCGGAAGTACTGAAAGAGGCGCTCGAAGTCCTCAAGGAAGCCGGGACTCAGGCCATCGCGGCGATCGGCGATATGATCGTCATGGGAAAGCTGACCAAAGAAAAACTGATCGAGGAATGAGAGACGGATGCAGAAGCTGACCGATGAAATGATCGTGCGCGTGATCCGGGCGATCGCCATCGTGGCGGTGTCACATGCGGCCCTGCGGCGGCTGTTCGGCCAGCAGAGTATTATCTTCTTTGCGTGGTATTACCTGGGCATCACTCTGGCGCCGCATCAGGCCCGCTGGGCCAAGGATATGCTGAAAAGCCAGAAGCACCTGTTCATCGCGCCCGTGGGCCACGGAAAGAGCGAAACCACAAAAGTAATCGCCATCCGGGAAGTGGCCTACAACTGGAATATCCGAATTCTGATTTTGTCGAAAAAAGGCAAAACAGAAGGCGTCGCCACCAAGCAACTGATCGTGATCAAGGCCGAATTCAAGGAAAACGTGAGATTGATCCGCGACTTCGGCCGATTCTATTCCCCCCGCAACGTCTGGCAGCAGAACAAGATCACCGTCATCCGAACCATGAAGCATAAAGACTGCACGATCGAGGCAGTCGGGATGCTGGAGGCGGTTACGGGGGGTCGATACGACCTGATCATCGGCGACGATATTATCGATGAGCTGATGGTGTACGAGGCAAAACAGCGCGACAAGACGGGAAATTATTTCTTCGGCACGATCATGACCCGGTTGACGCCCGCCGGGAGGGCGTTGATCATAGGGACGATGAAGCACCACGACGATATCTACAACCGCCTGATGAAAACGCCGGGATGGAAAGTCACCATCGACAAGGCAATTATCCGGGAGCCGGCCGATTACGAAATCATTCCTCTTCCAAAACCGATTATCGACAAAGACGGACACGAACAGACCCATCAAGTGGTAATTCATGGTGACGATAGAGGCGAATGTCTTTGGGATGACCCAACCCTGCCCGACGCCTGGACGATGGAACGGCTGTTGCTGAAACGTTTCGGAACGCCGCGTCCGATTTGGAATCGCGAATATCAAAGCACCATCGTCGACGATGCAACGGCCTTGTTCCCGAGGGCAAATCTGGAAAAATGTCTCAATCACAACATGGGCTATCATTTCGGCGAAATCCCGGACGTGGTGCGCGATCTTTACCGGGTGATCGTAGTCGGCATCGACCCCTCGCTGATCACGTCGAAGAAGGAGGCGGAGCAGGCCGAAGGGGATTACTTCGCCGCGGTCATAATCGGATTGCGGCACGGTAGTGGTGATCGGGATATTTTGGCTCAATTCCGAGAGCGGGGGTTATCCCCGGATGCCGTCATGAATAAAGTCGAAAGCATCTACAACAATGCCAAGCCGGGATACTGTTTCATCGAGGTCAACAGCTTCGGAGAGATACATCATTGGAATCTGGTGCATAAGAAGGGCATGAAGATATTGCCGCATCGCACCGGTAAGAACAAACACGATTCCTACGAGGGCGTGCCGGCGTTGTCGCCGTTATTCGAGAACGGGATGATTCATCTGCCTTATCGCACGGAAGCGGATCAAGCGATGACGGATATCTTGACAAACGAACTTCACGGCCTGGGTACGGAGAAGCATGACGATATGGTGATGGCGCTCTGGATCGCCGAGCGCGGCGTTCAGCGTTATTTGGCGGGGCAGGCCAATTTACAGAAACTGCGGGAAAGAGCGGAGAAGGGATAGGAGCTGATCATGGAGACGAAACGGAATTATCCTGAAGTCAATGTGCGGGCGTTCGGGTTCACCAACCCAGCCTTGCCGAAATCGAATATTGTCGATCCGTTCGAGGGGAAGTATGGAGGCAGTCAGGAGCTGGCGATCATAACGCCGCCATATAACCCGTTACAGTTAATGCGCGTCCCGGAATATTCGAAGATTCTGCCGCAATGTATCCGGGCTATGGTGACCAACGTTCACGGTTACGGCTGGGATCTGGTCCGCGCGCCGCACATCGATCAGGAAAAGGAACTGCCGCAAGCCGCTGTTGAGGAAAAGCGAATGATCGAGAGCATCTTCGGTCAGATCAATAATGAAGGACAGAACTTTACCCTTCTCTCGCAGGATATGCAGGATGACAAGGAAACCTGCGGCGCTGGATATGTCGAAATCGTCCGCAACGGTGAAGGCCGGATTTGCGAAATGTATCTTCTGCCGGCCTATCAGATCAGATTGACCGATCGCGATAAAACCGAAACGGAATATGCCCAGGCGGTCCGCAACGCCGACGGCCAATATGAAGATATCCCGAGGATCAAACGGTTCCGGCGATTCGTCCAGTTGGTTGACGGCAAAAAGATTTTCTTCAAGGAGTTCGGTGATCCACGGGTGATATCATCCGCGACCGGCAAGGAAGTGGGCAAGCCCGAGCGGCCGGCAACGGAAGTGCTCATGTTCAAGATACGATCGGGATATACGCTTTATGGAGTCCCGCGCTGGATCGGCCAGTTGATCTCGACGGTCGGCGCGCGCAAAGCCGAAGAAATCAATTATGCCTATTTTGATAACAAGGCGATCCCTCCGCTGGTCGTGATGGTCTCTGGCGGAGCGATGGCGGAAAAATGCGTAAAGCGATTGGAAGAATTATTCGAGCACGACCTGAAGGGACAGGCGAATTTTCATAAGGCCCTGATTCTCGAAGCGTTACCAGCCGAAGTGGGCGAGGTGGCGGGTGAGAAATTCGGCCACGTCACCATATCGATCAAGTCGCTGACGGAGTTCATGCAGAAGGATGCGCTCTTCATGGAGTATGGGCGCGAGAACGTGAAGATGGTGCGATCGGCGTTTCGATTGCCGCCGATCTATGTCGGGCTGACCGACGATTATACCCGGGCCACGGCGCTCGAATCGATCCAGGTGGCCGAAACACAGGTGTTCCAACCGGAGCGAGAGGCTTTCGCCTATCAGATCAATTCCACGATCATGTCCAATCTGAAGATTAATTATTGGTCATTCAAGCTGATAGCCCCGAGGACAACCGACTATCCGACGATCGTGAATGCTCTCGCCTCGATCAAAGAGGCCCAGCCGGTTGGGCTACTGCAGGAAGCGGCGGCGGAGCTTCTCGGTAAGAGGGTGCGGGAGATTGACGAAGAACTCTACGGCACTCCACTCGGGGTATTGATGGCCGGGGCATCGATGGCGTTCGAGCCGGGTGACGAGGGTATTGAGAAAGCCGCGAAAACGATCCGGAAATTTCTCGATTACCGGGAGCAACTGGTGAAAACCTTGGAGGAGAATAAATAGGGAGGAACAATGACCTGTATAGTTGGATTGGTGGATAATGGTATCGTATATCTTGGCGGCGATGCTGCCGGGGTGGATGGTTGGTATAACCGAACAATAATGATGCGCCCAAAGGTATTTCGCAAAGAGGATATGGTTATAGGTTATACAACATCTTTTAGAATGGGTCAATTACTGGAGCATAGTCTTACGATCCCGCCCCATTATGGCGGCGTCGATATATGGCATTATATGGTCCACGATTTTATCGGGGCGGTACGGCAATGTCTTCGGGATGGCGGGTTCGCCGAGAAAGACAAGGAAGTCGAAAAGGGTGGAGAATTCCTAGTCGGCTTTCGAGGTCGGTTATTTAAGATTGCAAGCACTTATCAAATTCAAGAATCATTATATCATTATGACGCGGCGGGTTGCGCCGGTATGTATGCGATGGGAGTGTTGGGAGTAATGCGCCTCCTGCCTAGGACCGCGGGCCGCGATATGACGCCAGAGGACAAATTAACATATGCACTTAAGATCGCGGCGAAACATTCAGCCGGTGTATGTGAACCGTTTACCATTGTTTCTACAACAAAAACAAAAGAATCAAGGGGGCGGCCAGCAAAGCCGCCGGGGAAATTCGTGAAGGAAGATCGCAATCCAAGAAAGCAGAAGAAACGGTAGCCATTAATGTGTGATTGCTGCAAGGATATAGCCCGGGCCCAACTGGAGATCGTCGACAATACGCTAGCCGCGGTCTTCGATATTCATCCGATCGCGAAGAAGGGGAAGAAGTATGCCCTGCCGTTTGAGCCCAGATTCGTGGAGCTTTTGTTTTCCGAGTGGGGCAAGGCAACCAGCGGCGCGGTCAAGAAGGCGCTGAAAATCCTGAGTCTGCGAACGGGCGACGTATCCGACCGCGAAGTTGATGCGGCGCTGAACGAAGTCCAGAAGCATATTGATAAAGAATTCCCCGCAGGCGTGTCGCCGACGCTTCCGGACTTGATAACCAAGTCATATAAGCGCGGCCGTGATCCGATCTTCAGGAAGCACCAGTTGAAGGCTATCTGGGCCAAGCCGGACATCGAAGCTATCGACTGGCTGACTGACCATCACATGTATTGGATCGGCGGGTATTATGACAAGCGCGTCTCCGGAGCGATCGCCGAAACGATTGCCGAGGGAATGAAGCAGGGGCTGTCGCGAAAAGATATCGGCAAAACGCTGAAGGAGTTCTTCGACGATTATCCGGGCGTTGGGCATAAACCCGATACCTACTGGCGCGGACTGGCAGCTAACGGAATGAATCGATCCCGGAATTTCGGACTGGTCGGCGGGTACGAAGAAGTCGGGGTGACGGTTCTGGTTACTCTGGTAGTTGTCGACAAGCGAACTTCCGATATCTGCCTGGCTATGGTGGGGCGGGAAATCCCCGTGGCTAAGGCGGCGCGCCAGCGCGACCGCATGATGGAGGCCAAGGACCCGGAAGATATCAAGGATATCGCCCGCTGGCCGACGCTGGATGAGATCAAAGGCAAGGCGGATTCGACCGTTCTCCGAGCGGGGATCATCATGCCGCCTTACCACTTTCACTGCAGAACAACGGTAGTTGAAAAATAAAAGGAGAAAGCATGACCAGATCGACGTGGGCAACCAGGAAGGCCGCAAAAAGAGAAGGGCGGCGACTGACAAAAACCGGCCGATATTCAAGGGTAATCGTTGACTCTGAGCCATCAACCATGTATGGCCGAACCATCAGGCGCCGTAGTACCATAATCGGCATACATAAGGAGAAGCCATGAGTAAGAAATCAAAACCAGTGCCAGTGCATCCAGAGCCATACCGGACGCCGGTCGTGCCGCCGCCTCCGCCGCCAATCGTGGTGGAATTGCGGATCAAAATTGATGATTGAAAATAAACGGAGGGCTTTATGCCTGATTACGAAGATGTCTTAACGCGGTCGGCGGTTGCCTGCAATATCGTCCGCCTGCGCCCGAGTGCCTATGTCCAGATATTCACAAGCGGCACAGAAACCCAAATCTGGGAAGGCGTTACCGATGCCAATGGTCATTTTGCCGTGCCAACGCTTCCGACCGGGAAATACGATCTGCGGGTTGACGGCGCACTGGTCAAATCATTCCATCACGTCAAGGCCGATCATGTCCATCTATTTGAGGAAACCTGGTGCATGAGTCGGCATGGGTCGCTTACAGCGAGCAAAAACGAAGATGAGAATTGCGCCATATTCCAGGCGACCGCCGCGGGAAAAATCATCAAATTGGTGGCGGTTGTGGAAACGCTTGGAATTGCTAGCGATCTGACCGTGCATCTCCTGAAGGGTGCGGCGGCGGGCGCGTCGCTTCTGACATGCGCGGGTGATTCAGTCTGGAACCGGCGATTATACAATAGTTCCGGTTCGCCCGTCTATCGATACGCGCAAGCGGACCTGAACCCGAATATCTCGTTGGCGGCCAATGAAGTGGTCACGATGGGGTTTGTTTACGCCGTGGCGGGCGGGAAAGGGCTGACACTTTCCGCTGATTTTCGGCCAAATTCGGTGTAATAGAAAAGATGCGACTATAATGTAATATTGAAGGGGTTTGTTGAGATGTTATTCCGGCCGTGATGAGACGAATGGACATCGGCGGCGCGGAATAGGCCGGCCCGCCAATTTCAGACAGGAGTCGAAGGCCATGCCGGTTAAACACAAACTCTCGGATATAAATCCGCTCGAAGTTTCGACTTGCAAGAAAGGTGCATTCCCCCCAGCCAATAAATTGATTCTCAAATCCGATGATCCGCCCGCAGTTGATAAGTTCAATTTCGTGGGGCCGATCCGAGCCGTCGACAATCCCAAAAAACAAATCTTCGCTTATGTCTATGGGCCGGATATCGTCGATTCTCAAAACCATTTTGCCGAGGCGGAAGAAGTCGAAAAGGCCGCGCACCGGTTCATGCTCAACATGGTCACCGGCCGCGTGAGTGGATATGGCATCGGTGACAAGCACGAGGATTTCACCAAATTCGATTATCCGATTGAATCCATAATCGATCGGGACGGCACCGTCGGGTTATCCTTCGGATTCAACGAGGAAGACTGCGTCAAGGGTGGCTGGTTGATTGGTGTGCAATGTTGCAATGAAACGTGGGAAAAGGTCGAGAGCGGAGAAATCGCCGCGATTTCTTTGGGCGGCGAGGCGATGCATACTCCTGTGGAAGCGGCCGATGAAGGTGAAGGCGCCGCCCTGACGCGGAAATTCAGCCATGCCATCAAAGTCAGATTCGACCAGCTGATCCGGAAAGACGGTCCGACCTCGTTTGATGAAGCCCTGGCCACGCGGCAGAATCGCGATGCGCTGTGGCAGATTCTCGACGCGTTCGTCTCGACGGTGATATCAATCACTTTTGCCGGCACGATCGACAAGAAGGAAAAGAAGGGAAAATTGAGCGATGCCATCAAGCAATTCAGCGGCGCGATGGCCCCGATTCTGGCGGCGGATCCGATTCAGTTCGCTGATGCGGATCTGCCGGAATCTATCAGCAAATCAAGTAACGACGATAATTCCAAAAAAATTGACGGAGGTACGACAATGAGTCCTGATGAAATCAAGAAACTGATTGCGGAGCAGACGGAGCCGGTGAAGAAGTCCGTCGATGATTTGACCGCCAAGATCGAGGCTCTCGGCAAGGGCGGCGGCACGGATGGGAAAGCCCCGGACGGGAATGATGATGCCGAGCCGAATGGCGTGACCAAGGTGCTGGATAAAATGACGAAAACCTTGACCGCCCTCGACGGCCGCATCAAAAAGCTGGAGACCAAGCCGGCCATCCGCAACGGACAGGATGGCGGCGATAGCAAGCCGGTGAAGAAGAGAATTGCCGAGGGGACGGCCTTCGACCTGGGTGGCAAAGAGACGGCGGAATAAGCACGGGCGACATGCATCATGCATAAGGGACAGTTAACACTGAACATACGAAACCGGAGTTGAAAAATGCCTAGCGCAAATAGTCAGTTAAAGGAAATCGAAAAGTCCCTCGACGATCTGGGGATCGTTAACGGCAACGCGGATATCCTGAACAAGGCCGAAGAGGGCACGATGACCACGGACAATACCACTTTCGGGGGGCTATTGCCCAGGGAGTTCGTCGAGCAAATGATCGTGGATATCTACGATCAGTCGGGATGGCTCAAGGAAGTCAACCGCGAAAACAGGGTCGGCAGAAAGGGGATCGTCCCGATCTATCGGCTGAGCGGACACGTCTCCGTGCAAATCACGGAAGATCAGGCTCTGGTCGAGCGCAAGCGCGGCACGACCGAGAAGAAGGAGTACGACTGCAAGTCCTTCGGCGCAATTCATTCGCTGACCATGCAGGAAATGTACGAGGCGCGGGCGGCCGGATTGGCCGAGTTCGAGGAAAAGGTTCGGATCGCGCATGCCGTCGCCATCGGGAACGATATCGCCAATCTCGTGATGAATGGGTATACGTCGACGCCGGCGACGCATCCGGATTACGATCTTCTGAAAGCGCTCGACGGCGTCCGCATCAAATCCGAGCTCGGCAACGTGCTGGACAGCGAAGGGGTAGCTCTGGAGAAGAAACATTTCGCCGCCATGCTCGATCATATGCCGAACAAATACGCGAACGATCCGGGCCTGCGGTGGATGATGAATTCGCGCACTGAAAATCACTGGAGCGAGTTGCTGGAAAACCGGCTGACCAATCTCGGCGATGCCGCAATCATCAGCAAGCAGGTTTCCAGTCCCAAGGGTAAGCCGATATTGATCTGCGATCATATCGAGCAGGAACAGGGCCCGACAGCGATCGCACCGACCTCGGTGGCCGACAATACGACCTATGTCCAGTTCGTCCTGACCACACTTGTCACCGCCCTGCATGTCGCATCGGCTGCAGCCGGCGTCGGCAGATATTTCAAGGTGACAAACAAGACGACCGGCGTATCGGAGATTTGTGTCGGTATCCTCGATACCACCCTCCGGATCAATACCGTCGGCCTGCTGGGGCAGACCACCGTCAGCACGACCGCGTCGGATTACACCGTCGGATTATGCGACGAGACGGACATCTATCTGATGAATCCCAAGGGGATCACGGTCGTCAACTGCTACGACATGGCCAGCTATCGCATCTTCCGTCCGGAGTACGGCGGCGGTCGGTACGATTTTTATACCTACTACCATCTCGATACGCTGATTCCGCTTCCCGAAGCGATCGTCAAGTACAAGCGGGTTGGCGTGACCCCGATCACAGTTTGATAGGGAGGATGATATGTTAGTCAGACAATTTGAGTTCACGTGCCTCTCGGAAAAGAGGCGCAGTCAACATGGCTTTTTTGTCAAGGGCCAGAAGTTCATTCTTCGTGACGGCGATCCGAGACTGCAATGGTTCCGCAGCGGCGGTTGGCAGGAAAAAGAACTCCAGCCAATCGACGTGAATCCGGCGCAGGTCAATGTCACCGGCGGCGTCACGACGATTCCGGTTGACAAGCTCGTTGGCGTCAGCACGAATGCCATCAATGCTCTGAAAACAGCCGGGATCGAAACGGTCGGCGATCTTCTGTTGATGAAGGAAGAAGATTTGCTGGCCACGCCCGGGATAGGCCAGGCAACGCTGGATAAAATCCATGCGGCCCTGAAAGCCCTTGACCAGACATAAGCAACGGCGGTCCGATGAAGCGAAGCAAATGACAATAACAATATCAACCATCTGAGAAGGAGTTCGAGATGGGGACAAAAGATTATAAGAGCGGCGGCGGCCTGTTCGGATTCGGGATTTCCGGAGGCGAAGGGATTGAATTCAGCCTATTCCAGAACGCCGTCCACGGCGCCATGATCAAAAAGTCGACGACCGGGAGCTCACAGCTCACGGGCACGGGCAACGGGACGTTCCTCTACAACATCGATCAGGGCGTGGTCGTGCTCAACGGCGAAACCCTCAACATCGATGCGGCCGTGGATCAGGCCTGCGAGACTCCGGCCAACATCATGGCGAACGGATATGCCCGAACATATATGTTCATTGTGTACGAGGCATATAGCGGGACGCCCACGCGCTTGACGGTCAAAGGCACTGTGGCCTTGAGCGCCAGTGTTCTACCGCCGACGGTGGCGGCCGTTGAGGCGGCTATCCCTGCAGGTGCGGCCTGGCTGGCTCTCGGCACGATGACCATCAAGCGCACGGCCGATACGACTGTGACCGAGACGGTTGACAACACCTATCGGCCTCTGCTTGTGCCGAAAAGGCCCGATGAGGTCTGATCGAGCCATATGGCCTACATTGCCGTCGATGAAATGCGCGACGAGGGCGTTGCGAATCCTCCATATTCGGATACCGATGTGGAGAATCGTATCGAACTCGCTCAAGGTCTGATCGAAGACATCCTCGGGTTGTTCTT